GTAGTAGTAGTCACCCTTGTTTCCAACACTAGAGGTAAGCGTAGGCGTGTTTGAACTGGCATCCCAAGTCCCTTTATAGACAAGAGCGCCAACAAGATTACCTAGACCGCTTACCGTCTTTAACATTAGCTACCATCTCCCGGCGTGACATACACCACAGCCGTGCTAGTGCTTGTCAGGCCTGTGAAGTAAGCGTTGGGTTGGAAGGTAAGAATTTCATCTGTACCAGCAAGTAGAGGAATACTGTTACCCGTACTGGTGACAGCAGCCGCACTATTGCCTGCTTGTGCGGAGGTAGTACCTACACCCATAAACACAGTTACAGAGCCTGCGTTAAGAACACGGTACTGGTTACCGCCTAACGTGCTAGATAAAGCCTGCACAGGCGTAGGTGCGCTAGTAGCTGCGGTAAACGCAACTGTATTACCAGACGGGCAGAAGGGTGCATTTACGCTCATTCTTGACTCCAAGGTAGTGCCAGTGAAACCACAGGCGGGTTTATCAAATCAGCAATCTTGAGTTTAACTTTTGCCTCTACATCAGTCTTCTCTACGCCGCTTTCCCACACCCAAGCAAGTACATCATCAAGGGTAAGACTGTCGTAGTCTACAAAATTACCTCCTCTGTAGACAAATTCACAAACACCAAAGTCAGAAGCAGAGTAAGTTTGGTCATCCTGTTCTTGCTCAACAGAGCATGTCCAGTGAACCTCTGTAACAACATTAGTCTTGCCTTCTGTTTGTGGAAGGCACTTCATCTGATTGATTTTCCAAGTAGTGTTCATGCTGTTTCCAGTGCTGTAATACGGGCGGTTAGGGTTGTGATTAGGGCTTGCTGTTCTTGGATTGCCTTGACGCACAAAGATACCATGTTGGCGTAACTTAATGCATCTGGTATTCCTTCCGCTGTATATGTGACAAATTCTGTCATTCCAACATCGTGGACTTCTTCTGCAATAAAACCTGCGTAAGTATGCGTATCTGGATTTTCTTCACCTTCTTTTGGTTTTGAATTAAAAGTAACAGGTCGCAATTTGGCAATATCAGTAAGACCTCTACCATAATCTTGCACATTTATTTTATAGCGTAACGATGATGTTGAACGATAAAGAAAACCATCAGCAGAACTCCAATACGTGTTTCCAGCAATAGCAGTTGTTCTACGGGATGGATTTAATGCCAATCCACCACTAACAGTATCAGCAGCAGAACTTGTAGGGGCAGCTGTAGAATTAGTCCCCACCAGCAAGCTACCGCTGGAGTCAATGGCTGCTTTTACCCCAACTCCATCAATGCCAATTGAAAATAATCCAGCAGTGTTATAAGCGCCGCCTTCTACTCCAACAGTCCACTTTGTTGCGGAATTTGTATTCTCAATTTCCATACCCGCAAAATTAGTACTGCTAGATTTGATATATAAACTAGCGTAAGTAGTGTCAACAATATGAAGTTTATGTGTAGGTGACGTTATGCCTATCCCTACGTTCTGGCTTGCGTCTATATAGACAGCGTTTGTTCCTGCCGTAGAGATGCCTACAGAGTTGGTAGCAGGTAAGTACATCCCGTTACCAGTTACGCTAGTGCCGGTGGGGATAAGTTTTGCAGCCGTTGCCGTGCCTGTGACAGTGGTGTTGCCCTGCACAGTCTCATTGCCAGTAACAATCAGCGTCACTACGTTTGCAGTAGTTACGTTTGCCGTAGTTGCAGACACGTTTGTAAGCGTGAGGTTGCCGCTGCTGATAGTGACATTAGCAAGCGTCATGTTGTTAAGCGTAGTCACGGTATTACCCAACTGGATAGCCGTGTTGCCTAACGTGATAACGGTAGCAAAATTGCTGTCAAGCTGCGACAGCGGAATAGATGCCGTTGCCGTGCCGAATGTATATGGAACTGCCATTTAGAACCTCACTCTCAATTCATGTTCAAACTCAAACGTGTTGTACACAAAGCCTGCGCTATTGCTTGTGATAGTCAAGCCTAGATACTTGCCGTATTGCTGCGCGTCACTTTTGTACAGGGCATAACCATTGGACGTAATCCACCCAATAGTGTTATTGCTGTTGTTTTTCCAAGGGATAGCTGCAATGCTATTGTTATACCAAACAACCGCATTGTCTAGGGTGTAAACCGGGCTAGAACCAGACTCACTGTCTACCGTTACGTTAATGGTAGAGGCATTGTTAAGCGTAGCCTCTATGCCAAACTTTAGAGCCTGTTTTGTGCGGATAGGGTCACCCATAGGCATAAGAGCCGTGCGGATGGTGCTGGATACATTGCCAGTAGCATCACTGTATAGCCGGTAAAGTTCTGTGCCGGTAGTGCCGTACAGGTTAATTAGCCCGGACAAGGGAACAGACGTAATGTAAGTCAGGCTTCCTTGGCTAGAAATAAACCACTTCTTCTCAAAGAACACTGCCTGTATAGAGCGAGCGCCAAGAATCGGGTCATTGTAGGTAAAGGAAAAGGCTGCACACAGGATATTGTTCAACAGCACTTGACCGGCAGACACAGGCTTTGTGAAGTCTACAAACGGAAAAACACCATCTAGCTGGTCAGAAATCTTGCTGGTAGTAGAGCCAACCAAAGCGTAGATGCCGTAATCGTTCATAAACAGAACGGAACGGAAGTACGGAAAGATGGCGTAAATACGTTTTGTACCTACGCTGGCGCTGACGTTGGTGTTGGTAAACAGGGTTGTGCCGCTGGTGGTAACCCGCAAATCCGAGAACACGTTAATGCTGTCATCACCAAAGATGTACAAAAAATTATTGGCAGATAGCAGGCCTTTAATGTTTCCGTGCAGCGTAGAGTCTGTCAGAACTAGAGAACCAGCAGAAACAGAAGTAAAGTCACTGTAGCTTCCAGCCGCAGAATAGTACACAGTACGTCCAGCCGCCACCCATGCCCTACCAGAGAAGGTAGCAACATCTACTATCTGGTCAAGGTTTATTACCCCGGTAGCAGTAGCACCAGAGCCGGGTGTACCGCTGCTGTCAGCAATAAGCACAGCTACGTTGGAGGTAGAGGTGTATCCAGCGCCGGGGTTGGACATCAAAATCTGAGTAATCAGACCTCCGCTAACAATAGCATTAGCAGTTGCCCGTGTTGTCCAGCCGCTTGCATCTCCAATAGTGATTGTGACGTTAGCAGAGTTGGTGTATCCCGTGCCAGATGTGTTCATCACTACCGACACTGTACCTGTTTTAAACGTGACTAGAGAGGCAATAGCGGTAGCACTGGTAGTTGCGCCACCACCAGAAATAGTTACGGTTGGCGGTAGCGTATAGCCTTGACCAGCATTTGTCAGGGTAATTGTGCTTATTACATTGGCTAAAACAGTAGCTGTGGCTGTTGCCTGTACGTTGCCGGTAGTCTCTTGCGGGGCAGAAAGGGTAACGCTAGGGGTGGATGTATACCCAGCACCAGCACTTCTAACTCCTATAAAGCCTACAGCGCCTATGCTGGAGACATTGGCTCCATCCCAAGTAAACAATCCCTTGTCCGGGTCACCAATGATGACGCGCTGGTTCTTGTATTGGGCGGCAGATACATTGCCAGAAGAGAACGTACCCGCAGCGGCTACATTTCCTATGTTGGCAGTACCGCTGGTGTCTAGCTTGACGTACTGTGACCTACCATTAGTCTCAAACCCAAGAATGTAGTCATTGACATCAATGTTGGCAGAGGTAAGAAAACTTACAGTGTTGGCAAAAGCAATGACGTTGTTGCTGGCATCTTTGACGGTAGATTGAGCGGGGATAACTTTAATGTTGCCGTGACCAATCGGCATTGCGTTCTCAATCCACGCGAACTCATCTTCTTTTATCGCCGTTCTATTAGCCTTTGTGTTTAGGCTAGTAAAGTTCTTGACGACAGCATACGACTTTTTTTGCTCTGCTGCTGCCATGATTAGTACGGGCTAGAGTAAGGGTCAGGGATGCGGCGCGTGAATACGGAGTTTTGCACAGCATTGACTTGCTTGCCGTACTCTTGTTTGTAGATTTCAGCCTCTCCATAGCTTTGTTCTTTGTACTTGGCTTTGTAGGCTGCGTAGAAAGCTACAGGGCCAGTGTACGGGGCAACTATGGTATCAGTAACGCTAGGTGCAGAAGTCTGCAATGGCGTAGGCATGATTACCGTATCTAGTTCTATGTAATAGCTTTGGTCTGGAATAGGAGAGATGTAAATCTGACCCTGACCATACGTTGAGAAGCAAATAGGCCTGCCAACATAGTTTTGCCAGTAACGCAGTTGGGCATTAAAGTTTGTCCACGGCAAGTAGCGCAGCGGAATGCGGCTATTTCCCCAATACAAGTTGACATTCATGATGTCTAGCGTGTACTGACCGTTAGGCATAGCAGCGTAAGTAATTATTTCCGCATTGCTGGAGTATTGCAGCGTTGCCGTACCGTTGGTGAACGGGGCAGTAGGGGGAAACGTAGCGCCTGATGCCGGGTAAGGCGGGGGAGAAGTGTCAGTTGTCCCGCTAGTAATCACCTGATAGATGAAAATGTTGGAAAACAAGAAATCACCGGCTGTTACAGGGGTGCTTGCCGCCCATGCAGTAGCCGCTACTCCCGTTGTAGATAACGGGGTCTGCGTAATTTGGAGGGTGCGTAAACACCCTGTGTCTCTGACTACTCGCTCACGCGCACTATTGATATAGTCCGTTAACTCAGCATCATCCCAGAAATTTCCGTTGGCATCGTGTAGTAGCCTGCGGACTTCCGATATGTAGGAAGTAAGTGTTGCCATGTTGCTTCCATTTTATGCTGCCCTTTGGGTAACTTTTCCCCCCACGGATTTCTCAATCCGCAGAGGTACTACGCTAACCGCCGAGGGTAACGAGCGGTGCTGTTCGGGAGCCTGTGCAGTTATTTCAAACTTGCTCAGTCTTTCAATCCCAGAATTTAGGTCTGAATGAGAACGTATCCAACCAAACCGGGCCAGATACG